AGACAATCAAAGCATTAGACAGGATGTTTTATTGAAAACTTTACTAGGTGTACCCAATCTAATAGACATAGACAAATTAGCAAAAGCAGATAGAGATGATCAAAGAAAAGACTGATTGGATGTTTATATTTGGAATCATTGGACTGATAATAACCATTATTATTTCTATGTTTGCTCACGGCGATGAGATGGTGCATAAATTTAAAAGCCCAAGCTTTTCGGGTACAGGTACATCTGCTCATTATTTAACAATAGAGAATCAAGAAACAAGCAGAAAAGAAGCCATTAAAGCTGAAATAAAAGCTTATCAAGAAGAACTAGAAAGAGAAGCCAACAACACAACGCTAGCAAGATTTATTAGAAATTTAGAAAGCAGAATTTATGCGCAGCTTAGTAGGCAGCTTGTTGATAATTTATTTGGTGAAACTGCCAATACTTCAGGCACACTAGAACTAGAAGGTAATACAATAGAATATTCAACCGATGGTGAATACATAACTTTAAATATAACAGATGCAGATGGAAACACGACTGAAATCACTTTGCCTATTGGGGATTTTTCTTTCTAGCTGTAGCACCCTAGACAATTACGCTATACCGTTTACCAGCGTCAAACAATCAGAGGTTGGACAACTAATCAATCAAGACCTGGCTAACACAGGCGTGCCTTTTGTAAAACTTATTGTTGCTGTTTATCCCACAAGCTTTATTGATCATACAGGACAACGTAGAAGCAACAGTTCCTTTGCAACCTTTAGCACAGCAGTAACTCAAGCACCTTATGCATATTTAATTAGAGCCTTAAAACACGCAGGTAAAGGTAATTTTTTTGATGTGGTAGAAAGAGTTGGTTTAGATAATTTAACCAAAGAAAGGCAGCTTATTAGATCAACAAGAAAAGACTTTGATGAAAAAAAAGATTTGTTACCTTTGGCCTTTGCAGGATTGCTTATGGAAGGTGGTGTGATAGGATATGAAAGTAATCTAAAGTCAGGGGGTCTTGGTGCAAGATACTTAGGTATTGGAGCCACAAAAGAGTACCGACAAGATACAGTTACGGTTTCACTAAGAACTGTTTCTGTTAGTACGGGCAAAGTTTTAACAGAGGTATTGGTTACCAAAACCATACTTAGCGTTTCGCTAAATCAAGATGCCTTTCGATTTATCTCTGATAACACAGAGTTAATTGAAATAGAAAACGGTATCACCGAAAACGAATCTATAAACATTGCCCTACAAAATGCAATAGAAACCGCAGTTTTAGAAACCATCAAGCAAGGAGTTGTATTAAATTATTGGAACATAAAATGAAAAAATTATTAGCATTGTTTTTAATAGGTTCTGTGTATGCAGACAACGAGGTGTATGTTGATCAGGTCGGAGCAACCTTTAACTTAGACATAGAGCAACTTGGCTCATCAAATTTAATTGGTGGTGCAGATGCTGTATCAGGAACTATGACAGCCCTTGATTTAGATGGCACAACAATGACTTTAGATATAAATCAAATTGGTGATACAAATAAATTTTTAGGTGACATAACAGCAGACACATTCACAGGTTTCTTTGAATTTGATGGCGATGGAAATACTTTTAATATACAAGTTGACCCTACAAATACTTATGGTGCAGATAATGGAAACTTTAATGTAGATGTTACAGGCAGTAGTAATACTTTTACTTTAGATGTTGCAACCAATGATCTTGCTAGCACCTTAGATTTGGACTGGATTATTCAAGGTGATAGCAATGTTTTTGATTTTGATATTGACTATGACTTAGCAACAAACTATGTTGATGTAGATGGAGATTCAAACACAATTAATTTTGATGCAGATGGATATTCAGGTGGATATTTTTATCTTGATCACACAGGTAATTCGCGGACTTTTAACATAGATCAACAAAGTACATTAGCAAGTGATTGGTTACAAATTAATTCAAGTGGCAACAGTGGTACTGTTTGCGTCATTCAAAGCGATGGCGGAACAAGCACAAGTTGTTAATATTGGTGATGTATCAGAGCTAACAGGCAATGCACAAGTATTAAGAGATAAGCCTTATGTGGCTGAATTAGATTTTAATATTCAGCAAAATGATAATGTAGAAACCAGTAATGGTAGGATAGCTATAAAGTTTCTTGACGATTCCACAGTAAAACTTACCGAACATTCACAACTTACCATAGATGAATATATCTATGACCCCAATCCATCAAACTCTAAACTTGCTTTAAATTTTGCTAGCGGTACTGCTAGATTTATCACAGGACAACTAGGCAGAATTGATAAAGAAAATATAACTATACAAACGCCTACTGCAAATATAGCTATCAGAGGTACAGATTTTACAGCAACAGTAGATGAGTTAGGTCGCAGTCTAATAATTTTATTACCTGATGCAGACGGAATATCTAGTGGTGAGATTATGGTTACCACTGCTATGGGTACTGTGTTGTTAAATAAGCCTTACGAAGCAACTACAACAACCGTATTTGAAAGTACGCCAAGCAAACCAGTAATATTAGATCTAACATTAGACATTATTGACAATATGTTAATAGTGCAACCACCAAAAGAAGAAGTTTTTAAACAAGAAGAAAGTTTAACATCTTCTGACAATGTATTAGATGTAGATTTTTTAGAATTTGACGGTTTAGATGCTGATTACTTTGCAAAAGACGAATTACAATTTACCGAGTTAGATATCAACTTTCTTGATGTAAATTTTTTTGAAGATTTATTAAAAATTATTGATGAACTAGATAAATTAAATGAAGATGATTTGGAACAAGAGCAAAGTATTACGAGAATCACTGGAACATCAGTAGGTCAAGATGCAACAACTCAAATTATAACTTTGGTACAAGGTGAGTTAATTAGTTTGCGTAGAAATGTTGAGCAATCAGTACAAGTTGATTTAAACTCTAGTCAAGGTTACACAGTTATTTTTATACAAAACGGTGTTTCAAATACTGTGAAAATTAATGGTGGAGGTGATTCAGTGATAAAAATTGTGCAAGGTTCATGAAAAAAACACTCATATTCATAGCACTTATGTTTGGATTATCATTGCTCATGGTATATCAGACAGCACTTTATCAAACTTTAAAGCTTAAAACATTTGATGCTTTAATCCCAAAACAAGAGCCAACTGGGTTCTTTACAATACTTAACATAACTGAAGAAGATGTTATCAAAGAAGGCGGTTATCCGTTTCCACGATCAAGACTTGCAGAGATACAAAAAAAACTTTATGGCAATGGTGCTATCGGTGTTGGTTGGGTAATAGCTTTTACTGAAAAAGATAGGTTTGGTGGAGATGCAGATTTTGCTATGTCTATGCGTATGACTTTTCCTACTGTCTTGGCTATGTTTAACAACGAAAGCAATAATTATCCACCAACCACAGGCACTGTCATTTTAGGAGAGAATATACAAGGCATAAAAGCTAATGGAGTAAGACAAAATATACCTATGTTTCAAACATCAGCATCACAAGGCGTAGCTTCTGCACCTACAGATGTTGATAATTTAGTAAGACAAATACCCTTGTTAATGCAAACTCCCGATGGTTGGGTTGCATCTTTTGGTACTGAAGTTTTAAAAGCATTAGCACAACAAAAAACTTACATAATCAAAGGCTCAGAAAACGGCATTAAAGAAATATCTGTTAAAGGAATACCCCCCACAAAATTAGATAAGTTTGGTAGACAATGGATTAGTTGGGTAGATACACCACAAACAACATTGCAAGAAATGGATGTTAAAGGCAAGTTTGTTTTTGTTGGTGTTACAGCTAAAGGTGTTATGCCACAAATAGCAACACCAGTTGGTCTTTTAGAGCCACATAAAATACAAGCTGCATTATCTGAATCTATATTGCTTGAGAACAGTTCTTATGTGCCAAATTGGAATTTAACAGCAGAATTGGCTGTTTTTGTGATATTAGGTTTACTAACATGGCTTTTATTAAACTCTTTAGGTATAACATGGGGTTTAGTATTAACCATAATATTACATTTCACAGTGGCTTATGTTGGTTTTTATTTAATATCAAAAGGTATATTAATTGATGTTACATGGTCTTTGATTTCAGGGTTTATTATTGCATCAACGGCTTTTTATCTAAGGTTTAGAGAGCAATACAAACTTAGACAACAAATCAAGAAACAATTTGAGCATTACCTAGACCCAAGACAGGTCAAACAATTGCAAAAGAATCCTGATCTTTTAAAACTCGGTGGAGAGAAAAGAACTTGCACATTTTTGTTTACTGATCTAAGGGGTTTTACCGCATTGTCTGAATCTGTTACGCCTGAAAAAGTTACTTATATTATGAATAAGGTTTTAACTGCACAACAAATAGCCGTACAAAAACATGGTGGAATGGTAGACAAATACATAGGTGATGCAATGATGGCAATATTTAACGCACCTTTAGACTTGCAAAATCATAGCAAGGTTGCTTTAGATTGTGCTGTAGATATTTTACAAAACATTAAAGACCTGAATAAAGAATTAAAAACAGAGGGTCTGCCAAGCATTGCAATAGGTATAGGAGTTAATACAGGAGAAGCAATCATAGGAAATATGGGTAGTAAAAATAGATTTGACTATACAGCTATTGGTGATGCAGTAAATATTGCAGCTAGGTTAGAAAGTGCTACAAAAGAAAGAGAAGTTGATATGCTTATTGGCGAACAAACAGAATCTTACTGTGGGTACCATTTACAACCTTTAAAGCCTATAATAGTCAAAGGCAAAGCAAAAGCACTAAAAATATTTACATGGAAATAAATGAAATTTAATTTAATAAAAAATGTAGTAGGAGCCATAGCACCAACGCTAGGCTCTGCTTTGGGTGGACCATTGGGCGGACAAGCAGCTTCTGTTGTTGCACAGGTTCTAGGCTGTTCTCCTGAACCAAAAGCCATCAATCAAGCCATTCAATCAGCTACACCCGAACAAATGCTTGAACTAAAAAAAGCCGAACAAAACTTTGAATTACAAATGAAAGAGCTAGATGTAGATATATTTAAACTAGAAACAGCAGAAAAACAAGACGCTAGAAAAAACTTTAGTAAAGATTGGACAGCTAGAGTTATGGGTATTGCTGTTG